CAACACAATCGTTTCCCTTGAGTGTCGGACCAGGTGACTAGAGAGAGAGGGGTAGTTTCAGCCTTAAAACCCCCTCAAGTGATAACACACTCATACGCTTCTCTCGTTACACGCCTGGGGCATTCCATCCACGAGGTTTGACCCTCACAGTGGGGAGTTCTTCCCCCCAGACACTCATTAAATGAATAGGTTATTAGGCTACTCAAGTCAGGTAGACTAAGGTGCAATCCTTGGAAAACCAGACAATGAACTAGTTCAGTGACCAACCTCCATAACCCAATCCTGGGTGCTTACTAGTGTCATCACACTTAGGTACACGAAGCCAGCGTACCATTGGTTTCTCTTTTCCCGGCCGTACCCACCTTGCAGCGATCCTTGCGAAACACTTCAGAAAGCCTAGTCTAAGACCTGGCTTCAGTCTTATAAAGGCCGATGTTCCGTCGCGCAAGACAGTAAACCAATTTCGCTTAGGTGCCTTGACCATCTTACGACGGGCTTGGAGCCTAAACCACATTGGTAGTACGGAGCCCTCCATCTGACGGACTAGCTTAAGTTCTCTTCGGGATAGGTGAGTCGGGTCCACACGGGCGAACCCTGTGAAACTAGTCGGACTGACATACCCTTCAGATACCTTAGGTGGAAGTGGTTCTTCACGATCGAGAGAAAGATAGTACCTCTCCCACTTCCAAAAGCCCGTCATCCTGAGGACAACGTTAGGGACCCTCATGCCGAGTGCACGCGTCAGGGAACGCTGACTGACTCGTATCAGACGAGAATTCTGGCGAATAAACCATATTCTCAAGGACCTGATCCGTGAGGGGGAGAAACCAGAAGACATGGCAGCATATTGTCCAGCAAGACCAGAAACGCTATCAGGTTTACGGAAGATTGCCTTAGCTCTTAAGAAAGGGACTGCATACACGGCTTTCCTTCCTCCCCAAAACATGGAGGAATTCAGTACGAAGTACTTGTCGTGTATGAGTGTCTTTCCCTTTGAAAGAACTAGGCCAGAAACCTGAACAAGGTCTTGCCAATGCTCTGCTTCCGCTTTCTTACAGCGGAACACTATGTCATCCCCATTTATGCGAACAGGGACACGTCTACCAATTGAAAACCTTAGGAGAAGGTAATTGATAGTGCAGAGAATTGGAAAGGACAAATATGTCCCCATTAACTGCCCGCGACGTTGGCGGAAAACGCCGTTGGATCCTTCAGCATAGAGGTCAAGCTGAGCACGACATTCAGCAAGGTCCCAGACTGAACTGGGAATCCTCTTTGACGAGGCACGGAAAGATCGTAACACTGCTAAATAACAATCTGACGATATATTGTCAGTAGCAGCCTCGTAATCCCCGGAGACAAAAATCTCCCCGTCCCGGCTCTCGAATCCCGAGAACCGCTTCGGCCGTGCTTCACCCCGAAGCAACCAATCGCCATTTTCCACCAGAGCATCATAGATGGTGTGATGTAGTGGTTTTAGCGCCTCCTGCTGTGCGCTACAAACGGTCACAGTACGTAGTTTGCAACCGTCCTTAATTGACACCACCCTCGCTCGAAGATCATCTTCAGGCCAAGTGCTATCGCCTAAAGCCACAGCACGAACTTGGCCAAAAGTCACGTCGGACCCTCGACAACCCCCACCCAATCCACTCTTTTCAACACAGGCAGATGTCGACTGTGTAATACCGAAAGCTCTCCGTCTATAAGAACGATCCCAATTAGGACCAAGAAGCTTACCCGCGTGAGTCCTGAGATACTGCAGGAAACGCGGATCAGCGTCTGGCCCCTTAGAGGACATTTTACGAATGTACTCTAGGCTTTGGAGCTCAGGATCGCCCTCAACGGGGATAACCTTTCGGAACAAAAACAGTGTCTGTCCCAATGACATTACCTTCCTTTCAGAAAGTGTCACTCGGACACTGTTGTGCCACACTTGTGCGCATCCAGGGTCAAGCAGTCCCGCACAAAACTGCTTAACTTGGGCTAACGTAGCCAACTCAGGAAGAGGAGGAAGAGGCGCATCCGAAGATGTCGACCATTCCTCCAACAAAAACCTGAGCTTTCTAACAGTAGTCCGAACCAGCTCATCTGGACTGGCTACCTGTTTAGAACCCATTCGCGTATCTTTAGCGTAATCAAAGATATTTGTAGAGTCCTCGGAGTAGG